CGAAACTTACAATTAGCATTCTTAACGATGAATTAAAAATTGAAGCCTTCCAAAAACAAGAACTAAAAAATTACTTCGATGTATAAAAACGATGACAATTTAATTAAGCTACTTTTAACGGTAGTTTTTTTTCTAACAATTTATTTCTTTTATTTATTATTTCGATTACCTTTGTGAAATGTTAGAGATTCTTGCGAAACATCATAAGGAATGGGTAATAATAGCAAAACAAGTTGGAGCTAAATTTCCTGACGACCTCGTGCAAGATTTCTACATTGCAGTTAGTCAAACGGAGCAGTATAAGTTAATCCAAAATAATAAACCTAATTATGCATATATTTGGGTAACTTTACGAAACATGAGTTGTAAAGAAAAGGTGTTTGACTTTGAAGATTTGCCTTATGAATTGCCCGAGAATATAGAGTTTTACGACCATTCAAAAGACGAGTTAATAGATAGCACCCAAAAGGTAATTGAAACGTTTAACGACTACGAAAAGAGGTTGTTTGAGATTCATGTTAACAGCGAGATAAGTGGCAACAAGTTAGCCAAGGCTACAGGAATAAACAAGTATTCAATTTATAGAACAATAAAGAAATGCAAGCAAAAAATAAAAGACGAAGTAAAGGCTTAGGAGATACAGTAGAGAAAGTTCTACAAGCTACAGGAATAGATAAGGTAGTTAAATTCATAGCTGGTGAGGATTGTGGCTGCAACGAACGTAAAGCACGTTTAAACGCATTAATACCTTACAAACAACCTTTGTGCTTACTAGAAGAAGAACACGCTTTTTTAAAGCACTTTCTAGTTCCAGAAAATATGAACTACCCAAAGCCAACACACGCTTTAGAACTGTTTAGAATTTACGACCGTGTAATGCAGAACAAAGCAAAGACAAACACTACTTGTAACGATTGTTACCGTAGAATAGTTAAGGAGATGAAACAAATAATGAACGAGTATGAAGACATCAATATTTGAATTGTTAGCTTACTTTACTAGTGGGTTTGTATTAGGTAGTATTGTAACTTATATTTTTAGTTAACTAATTTATACTGATTCTAAATAATGGATAATAGAGCAAATAACAAAGGAACAATAGGAAACAAAGGAGGACGTCCATCAGTTAAAGATGAGATAAAAGGTTTCAATTTAGCTTTACCACATGTAGAAGATTCATTTAGAGTAATATCTGAAATTATGCTAAGTGATACAGAAAATAGTAGAGACAGGATAGCAGCAGCAAAAATTATAATTGAATATGCTTGTGGTAAACCTAAAGAAACAGTTGATACTAACGTAACAGTAAACCAATTAGATATAAAAGACGTTTTAAACTTTGGTAAACCTAAACGAGAAATATAGAGCATTTGGTTCTGATAGTAGATACTTTGTAATAACAGGAGGTCGTGGAAGTGGTAAATCATTTTCAATCAATTTTCTGTTATTACTACTAACATACGAAACAGACCATACTATTTTATTTACTCGATATACTTTAACATCAGCTCACATTTCTATTATTCCAGAGTTCATAGAAAAGATTGAAATACTAAATCGGTTTAAAGACTTTCACATAACTAAAGATGAAATAATAAACTTAACGACAGGTTCAAAGATTTTGTTTAGAGGTCTTAAAACAAGTTCGGGAACACAAACAGCAAATCTAAAGTCATTAACAGGGGTCACAACATGGGTGCTCGATGAGTCCGAAGAGCTAACTGATGAAGATGTATTTGACAAAATAGATTTCTCAATTAGGCATAAGACAAAACAAAATAGAGTAGTACTTATTCTTAACCCAGCCACCAAAGAACACTTCATTTATCAAAAATTCTTTGAATCAAAAGGAGTTGAAGCGGGTAGTAATACCGTAAAAGGAGATACGACTTACATTCATACTACTTACTTAGACAATATAGATAACCTATCCGAAAGTTTCTTAAATCAAATTGATACTATAAAAGAGCGAAGACCCGAAAAGTATAAGCATACTATTTTAGGTGGTTGGCTAGATAAAGCTGAGGGTGTTATATTTAATAACTGGTCAATAGGTGAGTATATCGAAATTGGCACACCTGTATTTGGTCAAGATTATGGATTTAGTAACGACCCAAGTACATTAATAGAAACCTCAATTGATAAAGCTAATAAACGTATTTATGTTAAACAACACATTTATCAAACCAATTTAACAACATCTCAATTAGCCAATCTAAACAAGCAATACGCAAAGAATAATCTAATCATAGCAGATAATGCAGAACCACGTTTAATAGCTGAATTAAAACATCATGGTTTAAAAATTGAGCCATGTGTTAAGTACAAAGTAAACGAGGGTATAGCAATGCTGCAAGATTATGACATGATAATAGATGAAAATTCTATTGACTTAATTAAAGAGTTGAATAACTATTGCTGGCTAGAAAAAAAGAGCGAAACACCTATTGACAAATTTAACCATGCTATTGATGCTTTGCGTTATGCTGTCACCTATCAATTAGCTAATCCATTTAAAGGAGTTTACAACATTAGGTAGCGCAACAATTAAGCCTTTAGGGGTTATTATTGTATGAAGTTAGAACTAATTATCCCTACAAATTTAAGCGAAATACCTTTAAAGGCATATCAAAAATTCATTAAGTTAAGCGAAGAAAACACCGATGAGGACTTCCTAGCGCAAAAAATGATTGAAGTACTTTGTGGTATTGAACTAAAGCAAGTTGTAAAGATTCCGTATAAAGATACCGTTGAAGTAGTACAAGCACTTCATAAAGTATTTGAGCAGAAGCCCGACTTTAAGCCTAGATTTTTTATTCAAGATAAGGAGTTCGGATTCATTCCCGACCTTGAAAATATTTCAATCGGTGAGTTTGCAGATTTGCAAAACAACATTAACAGCATACAAACTTTTCACAAAGCTATGGCTGTTTTATATCGACCAATTACACGAGAAAGTTTAGGGAAGTACGAGATTGAACCGTACGAGGGTAGCGCGACTTATTCTGAGGTAATGGAGTTCATGCCTTTAGATGTAGCTTTAGGAGCAATGCTTTTTTTTTGCGATTTAATTCAAGATTTATCGAACGGTTTAGCGACCTATTTGGAGAGGGAAACGAAGAAGTTAATGAATTTAGTCAAAGGTCACAATTTGCAAGTAGATGGGGCTGGTATTCTAGCTTCTATCAACTCTCTAAAGGAGACATTACCAAGTTTGATGAAATATCAAGAATTTCAGCTTCCAAAGCTCTCACTTTACTGACATTTGAAAAGCAAAAAGCAGAGATTGAACAAGCAGAACTTAACAAAATGAGACAATGACAACAGCATATTACCACATATTAGACAAGATTAAAACATTCTTAGTTAATGACCCGATTGTAAGCACGGTAACAAATGGAAGCTTAGATGACGTTGACGTGAAGAAGCAAACAATATTTCCTTTATGTCATATTATCGTGAATAATGCGAGTATAGGAATGCAAACGATGGATTTTAATATCTCTATTATAGCGATGGATATTGTGGACATCACAAGCAACACAACAGACAATGAAGAAAACGTTTTAAATACTCAGTTAGCTATCTTAAACAGATTAGCGCAAGTTATGATGAGGGGAGAATTATTTGCCGATTACGTTCAAGTGTTAGGCGAGACAAATTGTGAGCCATTTACCGAAAGATTCGAAAATTACATGGCAGGTTGGACTATGACATTTGATTTATCTATACCTAATGAAATGACAATATGCTAAATGTTGAAAAGGCATTAAAGAAGTTTGAAAAGTATATTCAAAGTGAGGGTCGTAAAATTCTAACTAAAGAGAAAAGAAACGACACTAAGAGCCTGTACAACCTTAAATGGGTTACAACAAAGAAGATGCCTAATTCAATTAGTATTTACTTCGACTTGGGAACCTATGGCGCTTATGTTGACCAAGGTGTTAAAGGAAAAGACCCTAGCAAAGTTTCAAAAGGAGCAAAGATAAAAGGACAGCAAGCACCAAACAGCCCTTACAAGTTCAATGACAAAGCACCACCAGCACGCGAGCTTTTGCCATGGATAAAAAGAAAAGGAATACAGCCACGTTTTAGGGATGAGAAAGGTAAATATAAAAAAGGTACTGAATTAGGATTTGCGCGAATGGTATCATTGAACATTTACCACAGAGGGTTAAAGCCTAGCTACTTTTTTACAAAACCGTTTCAAAAGGCATTTGAGAATTTGCCCGAAGAACTTGCAGAAATGTACGGACTAGATTCTATTGATTTAATTAAAAATATAATAAGACAACCGAAATGATA